GCCCGAATGCTGATCAGCGCCGTGAGCTGCTCACGCAGCACGGCCAGGCGCGAGCTGTCGGTCTGCTCCAGCGCCTTGATGGCATCCAGCCCGGCCTGGTCGAGCACCGGGCCGGTGAACACAAAGGGGGAGCGGCCCGCAGCTCCGCCGCCGGTTGGCTTGCCGGCGGACCCCTTGCCGCCGCCGCCGATGTCAGGCAAAACGGCGCTCCTGACGCGGCCCTCATTGCTGTAAGAGGCTTGTGGGATCACGCGGCCAATAGCCAGCAGGCGCTTTTCCAACTGGTCGAACTCTGCACGCGCCGCGACAGCATCCTTCCTCATTTGCTCGCCCACGAACTTGGCGCCTGAGAAATTGCCCGACAAGAACAGCGCAGCTTGCGCGGCGATGCCGCCGAGCTCGGTGCCGATACCCTTGAGCACAAACCCGACATTGGCACCCAGCACAGACACAGCTTGCAGCGGCACCACCAGCAAGTCCGTGACCGCCGATGCACCGCCCACCGCGCCGCCACGCAGCGCGGCGAACAGTTGATTCATAGATTCGACCAGCGGGCCGGCAATCGTCCGCGCGGCGTCCAGCGCGTTCTTTTGCAGCGTGAAGATTTGCTTGTTGAAGTCCTCGGCGGCTTCGGCTTGAGCCGTGGTGACCTTGGCATTCAGTGCCCCCGCTTCGGACAGGTCATTTAGCAGCGGCGCAACCTCGCGCAGGCTCTTCCCGAACAGTTCTTGCGTCAGTCGCGCCTTGTTGCCGTCGTCCGCAAAGCCGGCCAGCGCCACCGCCACCTGGCGCAGCGCCTCGGCGGGGTCGAGTGCTTTGAGATCCTTGGCGCTCAGGCTTAGCGCATCCAGCGCTGCGGCGGCGTCGCTTCCTGGCTTGGCGTCGGCCAGCGTCTTGTTCAGCTTGATGACGGCACCGCCAACGGTGTCCATGCTGGTGCCTGTGCGCGCGGCGATGTCTTCCAGCGCGCTCAGGTTTTCAATACTGGCGCCGGTGGCGTCTTTGAGGTCATTGAGGGCATCAACGCCGTCGACGATGCTCTTGAAGAACGCGAGGCTGGCACCGGCCGTCAAGCCGGCGGCCAGCCCCGCAATGCCGGCCCTCGCAATACCGAACGCGGCGGCCATGCGGTCGCTCTGCTGTTCGGCAGTGCGGGCCACGCGCTTCAGGTCGGCCTCGAACGTGGCCACCTTGGCGACAAGATCGATCGAGAGAGTAGCCAGAGCCATCAGGTGTTGTCCCGCATGTGTGCCATGAGTTCGTGCAGTTGCTGCCAGTCCGGTACGTCGTGCAGCGCGTCATAGGCCGGCCAGCGCTCGGGCATCCAGCCCTTGCACCAGTGCCAGCAGTGCATGGCCTCCATGCTGGCCATGCACATGACGGGCGCCGGGGCACTCATGCCGCCGAAGCCCTGGTCTTCTAACTTTCGCGCATCGGGCTGGGCTTTCTCCCAGTCGATGCGCGCGCTCAGTTTTTTGCGGCGGTGCCTTGTGTCTGACGGCGCGCGGCCAGGCGCTCCACAAACTGCGCATCCAGCCGCTGCGCCAGATCGGGCTCGGCATCCAGCAAAAACGCCACCGCCTCGACCGACACATCGGCCGGCTCGCTGCCGGCGCCGGTTGCCAGCCGTTCGCACGGCACGCCCGACCAGGCCACCAGCGCGCGCTCAAGCAGCCGGCGGCGGATGACGGTGAGTTGCGCCGGATCGATGTCGCCATCGTGCAGCCGCGACCGGATAGCCTCGACCTCGATGTCGTGGCTGGTCGGCAGGCGCAGGGTGTAGCTGCTGGCATCCTCGACGACGATGAACTCGCGCGCTGCCAGCGCCTTGCGGCGAATGTCGGCCAGGTCCATCACGTCGCGTAGCGCACAGGGTCAGCCAGTGCGCTGAACCCGACCTGTGCCGTGAGAGGCGCGTTGATGGCCACCGTGGGCGTTTTCTGCAGGCTGTAATAGCCATTTGCCACCATGCGCGAGGCGTTCGGGAAAATGATGCGCAGGCCGGTTGGCAATGTGCCATCGCTTGCCACCGTCACGGGCGCGTACCAAGCCAGCGCGGGGTCGTCGAATACGGTCATCGTGATCTGCTGCGCGCTCCGGGTCGTCGGCACCTGCTTTTGTGTGCGGTCGGAGATCGTCGTGATGTCCGCGAAGTTGATGTCGCCGCCCGAGGTATCCATGCCCTGCACCTGCGTGATGTTGGTCCATGCGGTGATGCGCCGGATTGAGCCAATGCCGGTGCCGACTGGGTACAGGCCGCCGACAGTGTTGATCAACTCGAATGTGATGTCATTCGTAGAGACGGTCTTGGCGCGCACAATCCGGCCCGTCAGCAGATCCCAGCCGCTGGTGACCTCGAGGAAGTCCCCTACGGCAGTGCCATGGCCGCCGGCCAGCGTGGCGACGGCCTCCGTGGCGTTGGTGATGGCCGACATGGCGAAGACCGCGCTGTAGGTGCTGGCGACGGCAATCGTGGTGCCTGTCGCAATGGTGATTGCCATGATGGCCCTTTCGTTTGGACAAAGAAAAAGCCGCCCAGGAGGCGGCTTGGTGGGGTGATGCGGGGTTGGTCTAGCTGGTCTGCCACCAGATCACGGACAACGTGGTGCCGTCGGCGCCGAGCTCGGGGTCAAAGGTCGTCGCGCGGCTTGTCACCGTCGCGCTGCGCGCCACGGGCGCGGTGGCCACGGCGGCGATGACGGCATCGGCCACGGCATCGGCGGCGGCGGCGGTTTCGGCCCAGCACTGCACGTCAAGCGTGGCGGCGTCATACAGCAGCGTGCCGTCCAGGCCGTTCTGCCGGTCGTGGTTTGCGGCGAAAACCACCAGAGGGAAGGCGCTGCTCTCTGGCACCGCGTTCAGTGCGATTCGCGTTGAGACAAGCGCAGTCAGCGGCGTGTGGCCGGCAAGCAGCGCGCGGAAGTCGGTTTCTATGCTCATGGCGCGGGTGCCTTCGGGCGGTTCATCCTGGCGATCTGCGGGCCGATCTTGGCGATGAAGACCTGCAGCGCCTGGGGCAACTTGTCGGCGCCTTTGCGCAGGAACCCGGCGGCGGACGTGCCGGTCTTGGTGCCGAATTCAATGAAGCGCCAGTAGAACGGGTCGTTTGGCTTCTTGGCTCCGCGCTGGCTCTGCCGCGTCTGTTTTCTAGCACTGATCTTGAACCCGAAGAATCGCGTGGTGGTGGTCTTGAATTTCGCGCCTTCGGCCGGCCGCACGTTGACGAACACGCCGACATTGCCGGTGCTCCGCGCTATCTTGCTGGTTCGCACCGTGATCGCGTTGCGCACGGTGCCGGGCTTGCGGTAGCCCTTGCGCACGGCCAGCGAGGACATGCTGATGATGGGTGTTGCCGCGCGCGCAGTGTCCCGCACAACCCTGGCGCCGGCCGCCAGCGCGCTGCGCAGCGCACGAACCCGCAGCTTGGGCACCAGCGTCGACAGCGCTTCGCGCAGGTCGGGGATGCCTGTCACCTTGGCTTCGATCACCGGGTGTCCCTGGCGCCGGCGGCGCACATGAGTTCGAGCACGCGACGGCGGCCGTCGACATCGATCGGCGTGCCGACGATGGCGTGCGCGGTGCCGCGCCAGACCACGCGCATGGCCGCCGTGATGCCCGCCTGGTGGCGCAGCCGGAAGCGCACCTCGGCGCCGCTCTGCATCTCACCGGCGGCGAAGTATTCGCGCCCGCGCAGGGGTTCGGCCTGCGCCCACATGCTCGCGACGTCGGCCCAGGTTTCGACGGCCTGGCCGAGCGCGTCGACGGTGCTGCTGCGCTGCTGCACGGTGATGAATTCGCTCATGGCGCCGATGTTCATGCGGTCAGACCGTGAAGATGCGGTGGCGGTCGAGCAGGTGGTCGATGAAGTCGTTGGACTCGATCGACTTGCCCAGCGTCCAGGCTTCGCGGTTTTCGTACAGCGCGCCGATGCGCAGCTTGATCCAGGCCTTGACGGTGGCGGGCACGGCGGCGGCGTTCAGCCAACCGCAGCTGAAGCGCACCTGCACGGCGGCGATCTGCGCCCGCGTGTCGGGCCATGTCTGGTTGTACGCGGGCACCAGGCGGGCGACCAGAGGGCTGCTCAGGTCGGCGGTGTAGAGCGAGCCGGCCAGCGTGGTCAGCACGCCGGCCACGGGTTCGAGGTACTGCACAGACACCACGGCCGTCACGGTCGGGCGGCGCAGCTCGATGGCGCTGGCCGTGTCTGCGCTGGCGGCAGATGGGTCGCTGAAAGAATCGAGCGTCAGGGTCCACTGCTGATCCATGACCGCGCGCTGCATCAGGTGCTCGGCCTGCTCCGTGGCTGCTTCGATCAGCGCGGTGATCAGCGTGTCCTCATCTGCCGTCGTCACGCGCAGGTGTGCCTTGGCTTCGGCCAGGGTCACCGGAGTGGCAGCGGGGGCGGTGGTCAGCGTAAGCATAGTGGCCGTGGGTCAAGGCGTAAAAAAGCCCGCACGCGGCGGGCTTGGGTGTTGCTGGGCGGTCTCGGTGTTGTTTATGCTGCTGTGCGCGTCCAAGTAGACGCACCACGAACATAGACGCCGACACCCGGCACGCCGAAAGATGCGTTCGTGTTGTAGAAGGTATCACCAGGAATCGGGGCAGTAATGTTGCCACCGCCTGCGGCTGGATCGAACTGCGCATTCGCCCCGTTGAGTCGGCCAATCGTAGTGGCCGCAGTGATAAACCCAGCCGCTGATGGCGCAGCGCACCCAGCACCAAAACTAACTTGGGTGCCTGCAACAACTGAAGCACCGATGTTGACGAGATTTCCGGTGCTACCAACACCCGTGTATCGGGCCGCAGTCATTGTGATTTCACCGATAGTTGACGCTAGGGCAACCTGCACCAGTGAACCAGTACCAGAAAGGCCGGTAGCCGCGACGTTGTGCAGCGAGATGCGTTTGATTGACGCCAATGTCGTGGCGCCGCTGCCGATGCTGATAAGTGGAACGTTTGCTGCCAATGGGATTTCTTCCACATCTGAAACATCCAGGTAGCCAATCGACGTAGTGGCTGCAAGTCCGCCGCCCACCTGTATTGCCGCAGTTGTACGGTTTACACCGTCCGAAGACTTGATGTAGGTCAAGTTGCGAATCTTCAGCTGCTTGATTGTCCCTGCATGATTGGATGCGCCGCCGAGTTGCACGTTGGCTTGTGTGCCGCGAATGGTGCGAACATTGTCGATCTCGATTAAATCCCACGTACCAGCAACAGCGGCAGTAGAACCCGACAAGCTCACCGCCGCGCTATTGCAGATGGCTGTGATGTTGGAGATTCTCAGTGTGCCACCATTGCAGGAGTTCATGGTTGTCTGCGCATAAGTAGACATCTGGAACGGATTACCTGAGGAGCAGAATCCGTGAATGTTCTCGACTACGTGCGTGCCTGTAAACGCGAAGTTGGCATTGCCCCATTTCGTGACAATCGAAAAGGCGGTGTTTCTTGCGCCGATATTTCTGATCACAGAATTGTTGTTGTCTCCCGGTGTAAACCACGGGTACGGCAGCGCAGTTCCAGCAGTGTTCGTGTAGTCCAGCGTGCTGCCCACTACGTTGTCACTGATGCTGACAGCGTATATATTCTCGATCAGTTCGCTGCGATTTTCGCCAGTGCTGTGCACTGCGT